CAACGCTTGGGTGTACGGCGACGCTGAGGTGTGCGGCAACGCTAGGGTGTACGGCAACGCTAGGGTGTACGGCAACGCTGACTATTTATTGATCGGTCGCATTGGTAGTAGATTTAGTTTTACGACATTTTTCAAAAATAAAGACAAAGGTATAACAGTGTCTTGTGGTTGTTTCTTAGGGACTATTGCCGAATTTAGAGCTAAGGTTACCGATACACATGGAAATAATAAGCACGCAAAAATGTATAACCTTGCTGCAGATATGGCAGAACTACAGATTTTAGGCGAAGAATATTTTGACAAGCTGAACACTAATAAGTCAGAACCGTTTTGAGGTGAGATTATGAATTGCGACATATGCCATAAGAATACAACGGCGGGTAGTCACGTAAACAGAGGTCGATATTTTGAGGTGCATATTTGCCCGAGCTGCTTGATGTGGTCCGATGATACACGGGCCGTGAAGGCACGGGAGACAATTCAAAACTTCAAGAATTTGAGATCTTTGGAAGATATTAGTATAAGTCATGAAGGGACTGAAGCACAATGACTAAGCGTGAAACAGTATACACATTATTATTTATCTTTGCTGCAGGTTTCCTATGGCAGCTCGGTTGTGCTTTAGCTGAGGTTTTTGTAGAGTGGCAGATCTGGCGATAAGTTAAAACGGCCGCGCATACTAACTATATACAAGCAAAAGGGAAGTATACCCCTGCGGAGGTGATTAGCCCGTAGGGGGCGGCCTTTTAAATATAAGGTGGTCGAATTCGACCAGTTTGGATAGGAGACGAAAGATGTTTAAATGTTCAAATTGTGGTCAGTGCTGCGGGGATTGGTTGCCAGTGTCTGACAGAGAAATAAAGAAAATCAGAAATTACATAAGAAAACATAAATTAACGTTGAAAGCTGGTCAAGGTTTAGCTTGTCCTTTTCGTGACAATGAAAATCAGGTATGCATGATTTATGCTGTACGGCCTTTTATTTGCCAGACATATAACTGTGGTAACAAATCGGAACAAAAGGAAATAGCAGACAGTCGGCGATTTTTGGAGAGGAATCTAAACGTAATATCAATGAGGGAGACATTCCAGTGCGTGAAGAGTTTGTGAGGCGTGGTTATGACGACGTGGAATGAACTACCAGCACATCTTGTAAGTAAAATACGTTCGGACAGCGTAACGGCGCCGGCGAATTTACCCGGGGCTGTACCTGTGCTGAAGTATGGCAATGCAATAACTGAGGTAGACGGTATTCGCTTTGACAGCGAAAAAGAAGCTGACTATTACTGGCAGTTACACTGGCTTATGCGCGAAGGTACAGTAAAAGAGGTTGAACTACAGCCAAAATTTGTTTTACAGCCTGGTTATAAGAGGGAAGGTAAAAAGATAAGGCCGATTATTTACAAGGCTGATTTTAAGGTGACGGAAGCCGGCGGTCATGTTTATTACGTCGATACAAAGGGTATGAAAACACCGGTATATCTATTGAAAAAGAAGATGCTGCTATATCGTTACCCGGACATTGACTTTAGAGAAGTTTAAGGCGGTGGAGTAGTGGAGAAAATTAGAAGTCTTGTAGGTATGGTATCAAAAAAGAAGTTTTTTTCGGCCGGCAAATGTTATGAAAATAATAAATATGGTGTTGATTATATCAAACCACAACTTTGCATAGATGAAGAAAATCATCTCATATTTTGCGACCGATGCGGTGCAGTTATAGATCCGTTTGCAGCAATGCTCATGGTCGCAATTTTTGAAGAACGGCAAAACCGTGAATGGGGTAGATACATGGAAAGTGCTAGACGGTTTTGGAAAATAGCCCACAGCTATAAACCATACAGAGTAGCACTTAAAGAAATGGAAAAGAATATGGGCCGTGGTAATAATGCTATGTTGCCCTGCTGTCCAAAATGTGACAGAGCATTTGATCCTGCAGATATCAAAGCGTATGTTAATAAAAAATATGTCTGCGACTAAGGCGGTGGAGTAGATGAAAAAAGGTGTAAAGATCGATAATAATAGACTGAAGAAATTGAAGTTATTTGCGCCGTATGAAGGAAAAAGCAAATTCTCAATCAGTTTTAATAAGAAAATTCGAGAACAATTAAAAACATGTCGAAAGGCTCGTAATAAAATAAAACGTCGGGTCATGCTGGCGAAAGCGATCATTATATTTGGGTACCACAACATGACAAAGGCGTATGATGCAAAATATCGTTATGAAATGAGGCGACGCTGTGCAAAGAATGGACAATAGAACAGAACGTATATTCTCAATGCTTGCTTATAGATATCTTCGGAATAGATATGATAAGGCTATAGTGAGTACATATTATTCTTATTATGAGGAAATATCAGATGGTTTAGTAAAATGCAAAAGGGCAGAAATAACGTACCGAAATAGAATGCTTGTCAGAATAATGGTCAAAAGGCGGTGCAAATTATGAAAAAACCTGAAATAAAGTACGTAGGCTGGTGCCATGAGTGCAAATGCATGGGAAGTTTTATTTGTGGTAACTGTAAGCCTAATGAGAAATACAGTTTTGGTAGACCTTCTGAATTTATGCCTGAGAACAAAAAGCGTTGGGTAAGAATGTAGGAGTAAAAAATGAAATACTTAGACTATTGTTATTTATGCATTAATAATAGAAAGACCAGTGAGTTGAGTGAAAACCCAGAATGTAGTAACTGTATTCAGCTTACTGTTATATCTATGCCAACTAAGTTTAAATCGCGTAGGATTACTTGGTCTGACAGAACGGAGCTAGAAAAATATGATAGCAATTAAAGAAATGGATATGCCTGAGAATTGCTTAAAGTGTCCTTTTATAGATGAAAGTGGGCAGTATTGTCAAGTTGATGGCAAAGCATTAGTGCCTAATATTCTTTGTATAGATATTGAGGGCGTACGAGAGAATTTTAAGGTTTTGGAAAGCGGTAGGAATACAGATTGCCCATTAATTGAGATAAAGGATGGTGAAGAAAAATGAATCAATTGTTTATAAGTGTTACGGTGCTTTGGATGATAGCTTGTTTTGTAATGAGTACAATATCTAAATAGGAGCGTGAAGAAAAATGCGTGAAATATTATTTAGAGGTAAAAGGCTTGATAACGGGGAGTGGATCACAGGTCAACTGCTAAATTTTGAAGATGGCAGAGCAAGGATATGTGAACGCGGTACAGATATATTCTGTTTTGAAAAAGATGAGAGTATCATTCAAACTATAGCACACAGAGTTGATCCTAAAACCGTTAGACAGTACACAGGCTTTGTCGATAAAAACGGTAAGAAAATATTTGAGGGCGATATATTAAGTGTCTGCAACTCCAAAGCTTTTCTTTTCGTCGTAGAGTGGAACGGTAATCAATATGTTCTGAAATGCACTTCTAACGGCGTGTCTGATAACATTCTTAACGTCATAGAATCGCCAAAAGATGTAAAAATTGTCGGAAATATCTATGATGATTTGAGCTAATAAAGGAGCAGTGAATAAAAATGGAAGAAGAACAATGCCCTTGTGATGATTGTGACGCTACCTGTGATTACTGGGACAGTAAATACTGCTGTATATATTGTCGTTGGCAGTATGGAGACATTGAACCTGACTGTGAGAATTGTGACCCGATGGATATTTGAGAGGACGGTGAATAGATAATGAGATTAATAGATGCCGACGCCCTGCGTCGGCGGAAAGAGTTGCGCTTCGGCTTAATGGCAGCAATCACTACTATTCAATTTTTAATAGACGAAGCCCCTACAGTAGAAGAACGTAAGCACGGGAGGTGGATTCATAGTTGCTGTAGTATATGCAACGCACGTCTCCCTTCTCATATTGGACTTGACTATGTATTAGCTAAAGATTTTAAGTATTGTTATAACTGTGGAGCAATAATGGATGGTGAAATAGATTATGAGATTGATAGATGCTGAATGGACAACATACGTACTAAGAAAAATAGCACAAGCCGAAGATAAAGATTTAAGTAAAGGGGAGTTTGGGCAGGGATATGTGAGTGGGGTATATCATGCTATACATGTTATTAAGAGTACGGAAGCGTGTTTGCCTAGAGTGTGTAAACACTGTCATTTAGTACAATACCACGACAATAACTACTGCGATAGATGTGGACGGCTTATAGACGAAGCCCCTGCTGTAGAAGAACGTAAGCATGGGCATTGGGAAGGGGGCGGTGCTTACTACTGTTCTAATTGCAACGCATATGCCGCAACAGATGTATTTGGTGGCGGGTTGGATATTACTGAACAGCATTATTGTTATAACTGTGGGGCTATTATGGACGGTCAAGCTATATGTGATGATTAAGGAGTGAAGACATGAATTATCCTGATCTAATAAAATGGATATTTGAATTTGTATATGAACATTGGATATTAACGTTTTTGTTTATATTAGCTTTAAGAAGGTTCAGTATTTTTACAATAAATCTATCAGATAAGAAGGGCGATACAAATGTTATTAACAATAGAAAGCAAGTTTAATATAGGTGATAATGTACATTTGCCTAAGGGAGAACGTAAAGTACTTGGTGTTAAATTAGATTCTAAAGGTATCTTATATTTGCTTGAAAGTGCAGACGGTACGAGAGAATGGGTGCAAGAATATTGGGTTGTTGTGGGCGAACAAGAGCATAAACACGGAGAGTTTGAGGAGGCTATTTTGAACCAACTCGTAGAAGACAGTATGAATCCTTTTGGAGCATTATTTAGGCGATTTAGAAAGCAAAGCTAGAAGGAGACTGATATGCTAATAGAACTGTTACGAAAGCATACAGAGTGGTATTTTTTGAATAGGAAATATATTCAGAAAGCTGTTGATGATGAAAGAGAGCAGCGTACTGCAAAGAAAGGGCATACTGGGGGTGGAGGTCATGCTTTTATCAGTAATCCAACAGAAACATCTGCACTAAAGAATATTGAACCGATCAAGATGATTTCGTGGGGACAAGGTCCTTATCAAACTATAGTAATAAATCCTGAAGCATGGCTTGAAGTAATAGCTGAGACGTATAAGGTTCATGAGAAACAAGCAGCAGGAGATGTTATGTCCCAGCGTTATGAATATAATAAGTCGCCAGGAGTAATTGCTGGACTAAAAGGTATGAATAGAGATACTTACTACGAGCTTCGCGAAGAGTTTTTAAACGATGCTGTCGTTTTAGCACTCGAAAAAAAATTATTGAGAATTAAAAATGTATCCGACAAATTACCTGTTCTGATGAGTTAAAATAGTATTATAAGTAAGTAGGCTTACAACAAGCTTGCTGAAACGTTCAGGCTTAGCGCTTGGACATTGCCCGTGTAGCTCAGATGGCAAGAGCGATTGACTTTTAATCATTTGTCGCAGGTTCAAGTCCTGCCACGGGTAGTTTGGCATAGATGGGGAACACCTATCCACGCTTAAAGGCGCGTGTGCTGGACAGGTAATCTTCCAGCTGCTGCCCTGCCGTTGGGGTAATACAGCGGCTTATTTAATTGAGGTACTAACATGTTAAAGCAAACACTAATGTTTTTAGTAGCCCTAACCTTGATAGAGATATATTGGCAGGCTGTAGAAAAAGCTATAGACGGCTATGTAACAGCACGGCCAGTTGATCTTGTGATAGGGGTAACGTGGGCGGCAAGTGTGGTGTGGTGTAGTAAATAGTTGTTTAATCTACATAAATAATTTACAGGCAAAAGCCAGGGAAAACACGGTAATATACATCAAAATTTAGCATATAACTTAATACAAAGGCACTTAACTTCGGTTAGGTGCTTTTGTATTTGCAAAGGTGGTGAAGGAGATATGGCTGCATTAAAAGATCCAAGGCAGGAGAAGTTTTGTCGGCTTATGGCTGTAGGTGGTAAAACGCAAGAGCAGGCAGCCATAGATGCAGGATATTCAGCGAAAAGTGCTAGGCAGGCTGCGTCAAGGCTGTTAACAAAGGCGCACATTGTTGACAGGGTAGCAGAGCTTCAAACTGTTACTGAAGAAAAAATTGCAGATGAACAGAAGGATATTATAGATGAACTTAGCAAATTAAGGAAGTTCTGGCTAGAAGTGATAGACGATAAAGAAGAGCGTATGAATAATAGGCTTAAAGCATCTGAGCTATACGGAAAATCAATAGCAGCGTTTGTTGAAAAACGTGAGGTCAGCGGTAAAGATGGAGAACCTATAACATTTCGCTGGGCTGGTGATGACGGTTGAAAGTAATAACGATACCATACAAGCCAAGACCTCTTTGGAAAGATATAATCCATCCTGCGCTTGATAAATACCGTTTCGCTGTTATAGTAGCGCACAGACGTTATGGCAAGACCGTAGGGATGATAAACGAATTGAGTAAGAGCGCTATTAAGAATACGCTTATAAGTCCTCAGTTCGCATACGTGGCACCGTTTAGGAACCAAGCAAAGATGATTGCCTGGAACTATTTGAAGTATTACACAAGCGCAATTCCAGGAAGAAAGGTTAATGAAAGCGATCTGTTTATAGAACTGCCGTCGAAGCATAAAAATGCTGTTGGGGCAAGGATATATATTATAGGCGCAGATAAGCCTGATGCCCTTCGCGGTACTTACTGGGACGGCGTTGTCCTTGATGAATACGCTCAAATAAAGCCTGAATTATGGGGCGAAGTAATACGGCCGGCATTAGCTGATCGTAAGGGGTTCGCATATTTCATCGGAACGCCTAAAGGACAGAATCAGTTTTATGACATCTACCAAAGAGCTCAACGCAGCGAAGAATGGTTTACCTGTCTTTATAGAGCTGATGAAAGCGGTGTACTGGACGAAGCAGAACTTAAATCTATGATGGAAGATATGACGGATATAGAAATACGTCAGGAGCTTTATTGTGATTTTACTGCATCGGCTAGTAATGTTGTTATTCCTATTGATTTGGTTACGGCGGCAGCACACAGACTGCTTACAGAAAAAGATGTGCAGGGTGCTCCAGTTATTCTTGGTGTTGATGTAGCCAGATATGGTGATGACAGATCTACTATTTTTAAGCGACAGGGACTGTGGGTAGATGAGCCTTTAGTTTACAAAGGCCTGGACACTATGGATATGGCGGCAAGAGTTATTGATGCGATGATCAGATATAAGGCCGATATGACTTTTATTGACGCCGGAGTCATGGGTGCTGGAGTTATAGATAGAATTAAGCAGTTGGGTTACAACAATATCAGTGAGGTCTACTTTCAGGGCAATGCACTGCATGAACAGCGTTTTGAAAATATCCGTGCCGAGATGTATTTTAAGATGCTTGAATGGCTCAAGTCTGGTGGTGCTATACCTGATATGCCGGAATTAAAAAGCGAGCTTAGTATTGTAGAGTATAAGTTTAGTAAACATGGCAAAATCATTTTGCAGCCTAAAGAAGAAATTAAGGAAAAGATAGGTAAAAGCCCCGATCTTGCAGATGGCCTTGCTTTGACTTTTGCAAGGCCTGTTTATCCGAGATTGAAGCCTGGTGATCCTGGGTATGGCCGTAAGATGATGTGCAATACAGATTATTCGATATTTTAAGGAGTGATAGTATGGGAATTTTTAAAAAAGTATTTGGCGGCGGTAGCATTAGAATGCCAGAAGTTGTTGAAACGCCTCCGGCGCCTACTACGGTAACCAGTACAGAGACAGGAACAGAAACAGATCCGGCAAAGAAAAATAAAAGGCGTGGTTTTGCTTCTACTCAAGTGTCGTCTGATCGCAATACTATTGCAGGCAACGCTACTGGCAGAAAGACTTTAGGTTAGGGGTTTTGAAATGGCTAAAGCTAAATTAAAGCAAAAAGAAATTGAAACTATAGCAGCACGAGCGCCGGCAGAAACACACCCAGCAGATGGGCCGTCTTTAAAAAGCCACTGGCCAGAGAAAAGAAAACTGATTAGAAAGATGAGAGATCTTTATGAAAAAAGACTTGATTATGAAATTCGTTGGAAAGCGATTAGAGATTATCAGTTGCCGTTTATAGGCGAATTCGATAATACGGCAGATAAAACTAATCCTGCCCGCAGACGTGATCTGGAAATTGCTCAGGGCGTTGCATGGTTGGCCGCACAAGTATTTGCTGCAGGCGTAATGAGCGGTTTAACCCCTCCTAGTCGCCAGTGGTTCAAATTAGGATTTAGCAATAGTGCGATGAGTGGTGATATTGAAGCCACGAGAGTGTTGGATATCAGGCAAGAAATAGTATCTGCGGTGCTTTCAAAGAGTAATTTTTACAATAGCATACATTCGGTGTATCTTGAGTTGCCATTTGGACAATGCCCAATGGCAATTTTTTATGACCCGAGTACGGGTATTAGATGTGTACCTATGACTATTGGGACTTATGCTCTTGGTGTAGACGGCTTTGGCAAGGTGCAGACATTCGCTCGTAAGTACGAAATGTCATTAGCACAGATAGTTGATTGTTTTGGACAGGAAAGCCTGCCTCAACATTTGCAGCAGCAAGTAACTAATGGTACTGGACTTGATAAAAAGCATACTGTCAATTGGCTTGTGGAACCAAATGACAAACGTCTGCCAGGATATATGGATAGGTTGAATATGCCTTATAGGTCTGTGTATTGGCTTGATAAGTCGCAGGATAATGAATTCTTATACGTTGGGGGGTTTGAAGAATGGGCCATACCAGTTGCAAGGTATCTTGTAAACGGGCTTGAACCGTACGCTAAAGGGCCAGGTTGGTTCGCTGAAGGCGATAGTAAAGCACTTCAGACTATGAAAAAAGATTTGCTTACAGCTATTGAGATTGGGGTTAAACCTCCAATGAAAGGACCGGCTTCGCTGCTGAACAACGGTGGTATTAATCTTATTCCTGGCGGGATGACAGCTGTGGATGACCAGTCGCAGCAGTTCGTTCAGCCGCTGTTCCAGGTCAATTTAGATATTGACCATGCTTCTCAGGAGATCATTCGCACGGAGGACGCAATCAAAAGGCACTATAGTGCAGATTTATTTTTGATGCTTGATAGTGTTGATAACGGGCAAATGACGGCACGCGAGGTTATGGAACGCACACAGGAGAAGTTGCAGCAGCTAGGTCCTGTAGTCGAACGGTTACAGGATGAGTTCCTAACGCCGATTATTGTTAGGATATACAACATCCTCGAAAGGTCTGGAGCATTCCCGCCGATACCACCTGAGATCCAGGAACGTATAAGCGATGAGGATATTAAAATTGAGTATATTTCCCCGTTGGCGCAAGCGCAGAAAATGAGTGGACTTGTTAATATCGAACAGGCTCTTGCTACTACGCTGCAGATGGCGCAGGCTTGGCCGGAAGTGCTCAAGAAGGTTGATCCTATAGGAACACTGTCCAAATACTTTGAAATGCTTGGTGCTCCCGCTGCTATGCAACGTAGCGACGATGATGTTAAGAAGCTTATTGAGCAAGAACAGCAGGCATTACAAGAGCAGCAACAGACGCAGGAAGCAATGGCTCTTATGCAGGCAGCAGCACCGGCAGCACAGGCGGCAAAGAACATGACTGAGGCTGCAAATGATGGTAACCCAGCTATGGCAGCTTGGTTAGGCATGGGAGGCGGCGCAGGTGAGGTATAAGAGTATTACAGATGCGGATAGTCGGCAAGCTAAATTGCAGGCGTTCTTTCAAAGAGAGCTTCGCAAACGCGATCAGGATGCACTATCAACTATCTTAAATAGCGAAAGCGGACGCTGGTTTTTAATGCGATTGCTTGATAAAACAAAAATCAATATAGATAGTTTTACCGGCAATTCACAGACTTTTTATAACGAGGGTATGCGAAAAGTCGGTTTATTAATTCTCGATGATATTAAGAGTCTTGGTATTTATGGAGTAGAGCTCAAACAAAAAGCTGAGCTTGAATATATAAAAACTCAAATCAAAGCGCAGGAAATTGCTGCCGAACAATTGGAAGGAGACGATGACTAATGGAAGATGTAACTAACACGAGTGCCAACGATAACACGCAGGGCACTGAAGTAGTTGAACAGCAGAAAGAGGTTCAACAGGAGACACAGTCTGCTGATACCCTTCTTGGTGGTAAAGCAGAAACTCAACCACAGGAAGAAGCTGAACCAATTGCTTATGACTTTAAAGAAACTATTTCCGCTATGGATGACTTTGAGTTCAGCCAGGAAGAGAGCGATAAGTTCGTAGAGGTCATTAAGGATATGGGGCTTAACAATGAGCAGGCTAACGCTATTGTTAAGTATGGCGGCGAATGGGGTAAAGGCATCGCAGAAGCTGCTATGAATGCTGTTATAGAGCAGCGAAATACAGAAGTTCAAAATTGGGGTGAGGCTGCAAAGAAAGAACTTGGGACAGAGTTCGACAGTATCATTAGTCTTTGCGGTCTTGCGGTGGAACATGTAGAGAAAGCGGTTCCTGGTATCAGGCAGGCGTTAAACGAAACAGGTGCAGGTAACAGAATTGAAGTTATCCGCGCTTTTTCTATGCTCGGGAAGTTTTTGGAGAGTGACCCGGGTAAAGGCGCTGGCGCTCCCGCCGCACAGGGAAGCAGCCTTGAAAAATTCTATGACAAAACAGATTTTAGTAAATTAAAATAAGAGAGGATGAATGAATAATGGCAGTTTTAAATCAATTGGCATATACCTTAGCTGATTGGAGGGGAAGACTTGACCCTTCCGGAAATGTAGATGATATTATTGAGGTATTGTCTCAATCTAATCCAATTTTAGAAGAAATGACTTTTATGGAGGGCAATCTTCCTACTGGGATCGTGACTACTCAACGTACAAAAGTTCCTGAACCTTCTATCCGTCGTATCAATACTGGTGTTCCTTATAAAAAGAGCGGAGTAAAACAGATTAATGATACGACTACTTTATACGAAAATCGTAATAAGATGGATGTAGAGCTTTTGCGTTTGCAGAATGATCCTGCAGCTTTCCGTTATAGCGAGGATCTAGCATTTGTAGCCGGCTTTGGTGATCGTATTGCTAAAGATGTTATTTATGGCGGACTTAGCGAGGTTCCAGATGAATTTAACGGGTTCGATATCAGACATCGTTATTTTGGCAATGGTGATGATCCGACGGCTGAAGGCTATACTACTCTTAATGCTGGCGGCGGTACCAAAAATACATCTATTTATTTTGTAAATTGGGGAGAACGTACATGCTCAGGCGTGTTCCCTAAAAATGGTAGTGCTGGTTTGAAGAAAGAAGATCTTGGACAACAAACTACAATAGCGGATGACGGAACTGAATTTGAAGCTATGATTACGAAATGGACTTGGAATGTAGGCCTGACTATTCGTGATTATAGAGCTGTAGGAGCTATTCGCAATATTGATGCAGCACAGTTTGCATCTGCAACTTCTGCTCAAAAGCAGAAGATTATTGAGAATGTTATTCGCGTTCATGACCGGTTGAGAAATCCTGACAGTGTTATGATGTACTGTTCTCGCAGCATGTATACTCTGTTCAAACTGTGCTTGATCGATAAAAATAACGTTCATGTTGAAATGGAAACGCTGGCCAATGGCATTAAAGTATTAAATGTAGATGGTATGCGTGTACGTAAACTTGACTGCATTCGTGAAGACGAAGCTAAAATTGAAGCGTGAGGAGTGAAAAATAATGAGATTAGATAAGGAAAATATTTTCTTTGAGAAACCTGCTGCAGAATTAGTTGACGGTGTTCTTGGCGATATTATCGCTATGGGCGGCGGAGACAGCATCAATCCAATGTGGCTTTATGTAGGACCGAAGCTTGAAAGCGGCAGTGTTGTTTTAACCCTGGAAACTGCTGATGATGAAGCGTTCAGCGAGGCTGTAGCGCTGGGAAGCTTTACTCTGGACGACAATGCTCCTGTACGAGCTAAGGTGCCTTTGGGAGTAAAAGAATACCTGCGCATCAAAGCTAGTGATTCCAGCACTCCAACTAATGCAACTGCCGATAAAATTGTTGCGGCGCTCGCTGTAGATGTGGATTTTAAATGATTTTAGATAGTAATGGTAATACTGTAATGCCGGGTAGAAAGCTTGAAGATATGTCGGCCAATGAATTAAGAGCTAAGCTCTATAATGCCGATGTTAAATATCCGGCAAATGCCAGTAAACAAGATTTGATTAGGCTTATTAGAGAAAATATTAAATAACACCTATGTAGTCATGTGACGACTATGTACAAGCACTTAGGGACGTCTTTAAGGCGTCCCTATTTTAATAAAGAGGAAAATAACATGGAGGTGTTTCCGTGATGAATAATACAGATATTTGCAATATGGCCTTGGCTTATTTAGCTAAAGGCCGCATTTCTTCTATTGACGAGAATAACGAACTTGCAAGGCAGTGCAAGCTGTTTTATGACCATAGCCGAAAAGGTCTATTGCGTGAATATAGCTGGGGCTTTGCCAAGAGGATTATTAGGCTTGCAGAACTGGATGCTTCAAATCCTGATTGGAAGTATGTATATGCATATCCAGAAAAATGTGTGTGTGCAAGACGTATTTTTAATGAGAAAGAGACTGTAAACAGCTTGGATAGAGATAAGTATGATTTGTTTTTGATTAGTGATAATACGCAGGCTATAGGATGTGATGTGTACCAAGCATATTTGGAGTACACATATGACGCAGAGGATGCAGAGCTTTTCAGTTCTGATTTTGTTGAGGCGTTGGCGAGGATGTTAGCTTTTAATATTTGCTTACAATTAAATGGCAATGGGACTATCCAGCAGACACAATATCAACTGGCACAGGCAGCTCTTAGCAGGGCAAAATATACTACGGCCGCTGAACGTCAGGATAAGCTGGATTACCCTGATAAATACTTTACTGCGAGGATGTGAACTTATGGCTAGAGGAAGTGGACCAAATCCTTTTTATGTACTGCAGCCGGCATTTACTGCAGGAGAGATATCTAATGCGGTAGCTAACCGCGTTGATCTGGATAAATATCAGTATGCGCTTTTGACTGCTGAGAATTGTTATATTCGCCCTTATGGGCCCGTGTATCGTCGCAGCGGAACTGTTTACTGTATTGCTACAAAATATGCTGATAAGAGATGTATTCTGGCGGGGTTTAATTTTACTGACGATATTAATTATTTGCTTGAAATAGGGGATCAGTATATCAGAATACATAGAAACGGGGAATATCTTGGTATAGAGATAGTAACTCCTTTTACAGAATCCGATTTGGAAAAATTAAGATTTGCTCAGTCTGCGGATGTTATATATATTACGAGCGGTAGTTATCCGGTGAAACAATTAGCAAGATACAGCGAAACGGACTGGAAGTTTGGCGATTTTGAAATTACTCATGCGTATTTTGAAGATGAGGTTATGATGGATTTAGTTGAGAGCGCTGTTTATACGTCTCCTGGTGATTATACGTATACAGTGCCAAAAGATGGCCGCTACACAATAGAAGTTGCAGGTGCCGGTGGCGGTGGCAGTGGTGTGGCAAGGAAAGCAAGTGATAAACAAAGCTCTGGCGGGACTGGCGGCCGTGGTGGATTTTACAGTTTTGAGATGGATTTGACCGAAGGTGATAGTTTTCCTGTAACCGTAGGAGCCGGAGGAAAAGGCGGAGCCGTACATTATGGAGCCGGTTATGGTAATGCTGGCGGCAACGGTGGAAGCAGTAGCGCTTTTGGCTGGGTAGCGCAAGGCGGTGGAGGAGCTACTGCGGCTTATTCAGAAGAGCATGGAGCAAAAAACGGAAGTGATGGAATCAATTATGGCAATGGTGGCATTGGCGGTAAGAAAGGCGTTGCTTATGATGATAACAATCTTTCAGGGACAGATGGGGCAAATGGCTGGGTTACTATAGCGTTTCAGGATAATCCGAAGGTTACACCGTCCAGTACAACAGGCACTGTGACCATTACAAGCAATAGGCCTATTTTTAACGAGGGATTGATTGATGGTAATATTAGGCTGACACATGAGGTAGAATCGTCCTCGGTAGAATTAAATTTGAAAGACAATGCTACAGGAACGACTGGAGCGGTTGTCGTTGGAGAAAGCTGGAAGGTTATTTCCGGTGGAACGTGGACTGGAAGTTTTCAAGTGCAAAAAAGTGAGGATGGTACAACGTGGAAAGAATATCGTAAATATTCTGCTACAAATAATTTTAATGCTACTGAAAGCGGTACAGTAACAGATACAACTTATTTGAGAATAGAAGCTTCTATAACAAGCGGTGATCTGACTGTTACGCTTACTGCACTGCCGTATACTAAAGACGGCACAGCTAAAATAGTTAGTTATATCGACGAATATAATATTAAAGCTATGGTAAACGAACCGTTTGGTTCTACAGAAAGTACTACTACTTATGCTTTTGGGGCTTGGAATAGCAATTTCGGTTATCCAAAAACGGTATGTTTTTTTCAAGACAGACTTTGCTTTGGTGGAAATAATAAAAGACCGTATATGGTTTGGATGTCTAGAAGCGGTGATTATCCTAATTTTGGCGTAGAAAAGGTCAGTGGTACAGTAACAGATGATAGTGCTATTGCCGCTTCGTTTATCAGCAGGAAACAATTTGATATTTTACATTTAATTCCGTCTGTGGATTTGCTTGTTTTAACGCAGGGCAATGAATGGATCGTTTCAGGGAGCGAGGTCGTGACACCGACGAATATCACACCGAAGATGCAAACTACCAGGGGCTGCAGCAATTGTGAGCCGCTTACAATTGGCAATAGAATTGTATTCGTACAGGGACGTGGTTCGACAGTGCGGGATATGGGCTACAGTTTTGAAACCGACAGCTATGGCGGTATGGAATTGACGATACTGGCGGGACAAATTATAAAGGGACTTTCGATTACTGATTCTGCTTATAAGCAGGAGCCGGACAGCATAATTTACTTTGTGCGCAGTGATGGTACGATAGCGTGTCTGTCTTACATAAGAGAACAGGAAGTATATGCATGGTCAAGAATTATTACTGACGGTGAATTTGAAGCTGTAGTGAATATTCCTGAAGGTGATGAGGATAGTGTATATGTTGTTGTTAAACGTGTGGTAAATGGAGAAACTGTTCGTTATATTGAGCGGTTTGACAATAACTATGACGGTGATGCTCCGAATGATTATGTAATGTTAGATTGCGCTAAAAAGTATGATATGGATGAGGCGACTAATATTGTAACAGGGCTTGGTCACCTTGCTGGCAATAATATTACTGTTTTAGGTGATGGGCGTGTATTGAGAAATTATAAAGTGCTTGATGACGGTACTGTTGAATTACCTATACAAATTAAACGTGCGGTTGCAGGTCTACCGTATACTATGAATATTGAGCTTCCTAATGTTGAAATTCAATTACAGGACGGAACTATGCAGGGCAGGTTTAAGCAGGTGTCAGAGGCGATTTTACGCATTGAAAATACTCTCGGCGGTGAAGTTGGTACTGAATTTGGAAATCAGGATGCTATTGCTTATGATGAATTTAGCGTTACTGAGAATATGAAATTGTATAGTGGAGATAAAACGGCAACTCCACCGGCAGGTGGGTTTGATCGTGATGGAAGACTTTGTATTACAAGTACTGAACCTTATCCGTTTAATTTGCTCAGCGTAACGAGGAAGGTGACTTTTGGTGGCTAAAAAGTATAAGGTCGAATTGGCTGACGTTGATAACGCTATTGGAATTGCTGTAGCGCTGCTGAAAGATTTGAGAGATAGTGATAGGCAGGAGCTGGAAGCATATGAGGAAGACGAAATAATGCTTGTTGCCGGTAGTATTGAAAATGCAGATCATTGTTACATTTATAAAGATATGGAAGATAACATTCTCTGTATTGTAGGATTAACTGAAATTCCAGGCGTTCAGGGTAAAGAGATTTGGATGTTGGCGACAAAAAGGATAAGCGGTTTCAAAAAAGAGCTACTTATTTGCGTTGCCAGGCTTTTAATTTCAAAATGGGTAAAAGAATATGGGCGGCTTTATAATTACGTTTACAGCGGCAATTCTGCTTCTATACGGTGGCTTGATAGGTTGGGAGCAATGTTTTTAGCTCCTATAAAAATAAAAAAGAACGGAAAAGAGTTTCTTCCGTTCGTGATTGAGGAGGGGAGTATATAAATGTGTTTATCTGTAGGTATGATGATGGGATTGACTGCTTTGCAGGGAGTATCGCAAATAGCTGCGACGAACCAACAGGCTAAAGCGCAGCAGGCTTATTACGATGCGCAGGCACAGGCTGCAGAACAAAACGCTGATATACAGGCAAAGAAGGGGGAGCAGATAGCGGAGCAGTACGCTTATGAGCAGCAAAAACTCAATGATCGTCGTCGCCTTGTAGCAGGTCAGCAGGCCGCCGCATTTGGCGCAGCAGGCATCAGTGGCGATATGGGGACAGCTCTTGACCTTAGTGATTCCAGCTTTAGGGCTTATAGAAAAGACAGTAACCAGCTTTTGAGTAATCAGCGCAACGACCAATGGAGTAACTATCTTGGCGTAGTGAATTACAAGAACCAGGCTAACGCTGCAAGAGCTTCTGCTTATAACGTGAAACAACAGGCCAAGCAGCAGAATATAGGCACTATCTTGGGTACTGCTGCTGGTATTTTTGGCGCATATAAAAATTACGGCGGCAGCGGGAAAACAGGCGGTTCATCCAACGGAGGCTTTGTTTATCAGTCGCCTTATCAAAATAATTACACAAGTCCATATTCGGGCATCGCGCCACTTGGTAAATCAAAATATCCTTACTTCTAAACTTGCATTGGTACGAAATGTATTATATAATAAACGAAAAGAGATAGTCAGTGGTCGCACGCTGGCTCTCCCTCATAATCGTAAAACGTGAAAGGAAGCCGCGCGCCACTGGTGTTAGCGGCTTATTTCATGGCTATTTACAGCCTAAAATGACAATAGCTATTAATGTACTAAAAGCAATCATCAAAGACAACGCTTCATAAGTTGACAATAGCTATCACCCCCCGTAAGGGAAGCCAACACACTGACTATCTCGGACAACATTATAACATACCTTTAAGCGCTTAACAATTTGTTAAAGCGCTTTTTCTATACCTAAAAAGGAGGTCTAAACCTATGAAATTCAGTCAATATGCTTCACAGGTCAATCCTAATACAATACAGGGACAAGTACAGCGCCCAGGCGATTTAAACAGTTACGGTGGCAATGGCGCTGGATATGAGGCCATTGGTAGAGGATTGGGTGCGGTGAATGAAGCTTATCAGAAATTTATAGAAAGTGTTGATCAATCCAGAGTTGTAGAAGCTGATGCTGAATATGATAAACGAATTTCTGATTTGTTGTATAATCCACAGAATGGTTTAATGTACACTCAATATGCTAATGCAGAGGGGATTGCTGGTAAATTTCAGAGCGAGGAACAAAAAATAAGACAAGAGATTATGGGAAAATATAATTTCCGTCTTGAAAGAACTTCTAGCGTTTTTAATAATTGGGCTAATAATGATGCACAGAAAAGATTTATGTTGGTTGGACAACATGAATATAAACAGGTTGAAGCTAATAAAGATTTAGCATTATCAAATAATATTGATGAAAATTTTAATTTTGCAATGCAAAATTATGACAACGACGCTTTGATAAAGTCGGAATTTGATAAAAGCGCTACTCTTGTTATGGATAGATATAAAGGGCAAGATCCCGAGTTTATAAAAAGCGAAGCTAAAAGATTATTAGCTCCTAAAATGGCATCGCTTGTTGGAACTGCTTTAGCTAATGGCGATATTGACAGAGCTGGGGCGATGATAGAAAAGTGGGGAGCTTTCATGCCTGATGAAACTAGGCTTGCTTATTCTAGGATTGCACATGCTAGAAAAGAAAGAGAATACGAACATTATACAGGCATAACCGCGTATGAACGATTTGGTGATGATTATGAAGCTGCTAGGCAGTATATTTACGGCGATGCTTTTGGATATGATGGTGAAGCTGCTGTCAGAAGTGCAAGAGAAGATATTGGGAATAATTATGGGACTAATACATGTACAATAAGAAGTAATAATTGGATTGCTGCAGGTGGAGGTAAGGAAGGTAATACTTGGGCTCCTACACAATTTGAAGATATGAAAGATGCCGGATTGATATTTACCGACAAATCTCAACTGCGAAGTGGTGATATTGTTTATTGGAATTATGGAGGAGATCCAAATGATGTTGATCATGTTGGGATATATGATGCCAAAACTGGAACAGTAATACAAAGTGGAGATCATGGAGTTGCGGAAATTTCACTTGATTATGCAAATATTTCTGGTTTCGCAAGACCTAGAGGAAGAAATGTATCCATAGAAGATAAAGATAAAGCATGGGATGCTTATGTTACCCAAGTTAATTATAATAATGCAATAAAAAATAACCATAAGAAAAGAATTATTGATAGCGTGCAACAAGAAATGTGGAATAAATTTAAGTCTGGTGTTATTGATCCTAACGAGTTTCAAAGCCTTGTATATAATGTTTCTGGCGGCGATGTTGATATTGAAATGAACCTTTTAAAATTCGGCAATGACTTGATTGGAATACAAGGTAAAGCAGCTGCTGAATCTTCTAACGGTGCAGTTTATAAAAAAATTAAGGATGCAATTACCGATGGCACTGTGACTCCGTCCGAGGCAGTATCATTAATCAATCAAAACGCAACTATGTTGGGTAGTGCTGATAGAAACAGATTATTGTCTTTGGTTAGAGAACAAGACCCAAGAAATAAAGAGATTGATAAACGATTGATAACTATAGTTAATGAAACTATAGACGATAAAATGGAACGAGGAGAATTGCAGGCGTATTTGGATAGTGCATTGGAGAATGTCACAGATCCTGAGGTGAGATTTGCAACAGGAATGGAAGTTTTGAATAAAGCCTTTGAGAACAAAGCTATTTATAAAAACTTTAATAGCAAACAACGTGAATGGGGTTCGTTAAAGAGCAGCCTTTCTCCGAAACTTTATCCTTATATAGATGCTTATCAAAGACAGAATGGCAATAATATTGATTTAGGACAGGCAAGAACAGTTTTTGAATCCATAAATCCTAATGATAAATACCATGTTTCAGCGCTTCAATATGCTGCTGTTTATAATAGTCCTATGGATATCCAAGAACTTAATAAACAGATTGCGGCTATGGCGGTCCGTGATGGAGTGGATGCAGCCCCGCATTTACTGGATATTCCGCAGCAAAGTAATACGGCAGTACAGCAAAATGAAAGCACTCCCTGGTTTAGTGATTGGGGAGCCAGTGAGCGCACTGGTTTGGCGGCAATGAATTTTAGTGATGTTTTAGAATATATAAAACAGCGTCATTTAGCGACATTAAGAGGAGAAATTAACGAGGAGTGGTAATATGGCAAGGTCTTTATTATATGATGTAGCTGCGGCCGGAAAGTTTATACCCGAAGATTTAAAGACGAAAGCATTACAAGGAGCTAATGCGAATAATATATCGCTTCAAATGGCAGCTCGTAATCCTGATTATTATTTACCTAAAAACTTTGAATATGATTGGAATAAATATGAGCAGATCGCACCAAGAACAGCAGAGGCGCTAAAAGACCCTGTGCTTATGAGCATTGCCGGAACTAAAGCTGCAGAATTTTGGGGTGAGCAAGAAAATAACTGGAAAAGTATTACAGCACTGAAAAATGGGTTTAAGAATGTTGCTCGTAGTGGTTATGGTACCGTTGCACTGCTTGCTGATTTGGGAGCAGATAAAAAAGATGCTGACCTGACAATGGAATCCAAGGTTTTTAGCGCAGATACAATAGGACGGCTTTTGTATGCTGTTGGTGGAGATAAGCTAAAAACTATTGGTACTGAAGCTAAACGCATTGGTGGTAGTGAAATATTTAAGCCGGAAGAAGTAAAGGCTGAAACTGCGGCAGGTCAGTTTTATTATGACTTACTGCAGAATGCACCACAATTAGCGGCACAGGTCGGCGTTGCAATCAGTACTGGCGGCTGGAGTGCTGCTGCTTTTATGGGCAGTCAGATTGCAGGCGGCCAATATTTAGACCTTACTGAAGCTGGGGTATCTAATGACAGAGCCAGAGCTGCGGCGTCGTTAAACGCTGTTGCACAGTCTGCTCTTGAAAAAGTGGGCTTGGGCAAAGTCATGGGAGCAGGAGCAAGAGCCGCTAAAATCGCAACTATGGGCGGTAAGGCTAAAGAAGTTTTTAAAACTGCATTGACAGAAGGCATTACTGAATGGATTCAGGAATACCCGGATGCCGCTGCTGAAATATGGGCTAAAAATGCGAATCTTTCCACTCAAGAGCAAATACTTAAATTTTATCAGGAGTTTGGAGAAATCACCAAAAGAGGCGCTTATTCCGGTGCTATTGGTGCGGTGTTTGGCGGTCTTGGCGGTTCGGTAAGCATTGCCGTAGACCGTAATGCAAATAGAGTTATGCAGGAGCAGGCTGTACGTACTGCGGAAACGATGAAAAATAGTAAGGACGTAAATATTACTGCCAGCAAATTAGTTTTGAATCAAACGACAGACGAAAAGGCTTATGTAGATGCTGAAACCCTTTTTACATATGCGCAGGCAAATCCTAACATGGATGTAAAAGATACCTTTGGTATAGAGGTTTCTGAACTGCAGGCAGCTGCTGTTCGTGGTGAGGATATTGAAATGCCAATGGGTACGTATTGTGCGGCAGAGGCTCAAAATCCTGGCTTTTTCCATGCTGTAAGCAATAACGTAGCTTTTGAACAGGGCGGTTATACAGAAGAACGCGCCAGAAATAAAAAAGCTCTCCAAAGCGCTTATAAAAAAGCGTTGGAGAACGACGAGGAATTTAGAACTGCAGTTGATACTTTTAGAAATGAATTGACCGAAGCGGGACTAAATCAAAAGGAAACAGGTGACGTCCTGGCTATTTTAACCAGCCGTGCTATGATTGCTAATCCTGATGACCCTATGCAGTATTTCAGGGATAACCCTGTAAGCTTCAAGCGTGTTGTCAGTACTCCTAAGGGACGATATATGCAAACTAAAAGCGCTAACGAAAAATTGATTGAGGATGAAAGAAACTTTGCTGGCATCGTAGATGAATATACTGCAGGGAAAATAAACGATACTAAAACTTATAATGTTATGACGACACCGCTTGCATTGGGTCTTGCAGGCGGTAAAATTTTGCCTGTAACTATCGACGGAAGCAAGATCAAACATATTTTTGACGGCCATTCCGATGGCATGACGCCGGAGCTGCTAAAACAAGTTCCACGTGCTATGGCTGACCCGATGATGGTTTTAGATTCGTATGCTGGGCGTAAGGTTGTTGTATTAGACTTAAAGGATGCACAAGGGTCTACTATTATTGTTCCTTTAGAACTTGATGTTGAACGCAATCGTTATCAGGTGAATGCTGTCAGCAGTGCTTATGGGAAAGGTGGAGAAAATGGCACAGATTATGATTGGTTTATAGAGCACAATCTAAAAAAAGGTAGAGTGTCATATATAAATAAAGAAAAGACTGCCAAGTGGTTACAGTCTCCAGGCAGCGATTCCGCCAGCAGAGGTAACGACCTTGACAGTCTTCTTAATAATAGTATACCAGATGAAAATGCACTTCGCAAGAGACGAGAAGAAATGCAGGGATACTACCAGGCCGAAGGGAAAACTAAAGGTTCTATCACCTGGGACGAAGAAGGTAAAGCAATTATCAGCCTGTTTGAAGGTGCTGATATGAGCACTGTTATTCATGAAGCTGTCGGCCATTACTTTATTGAGAACCTCATGCGTGAAGGAGCACTCCCTAATGCTACAGAGCAGATGAAAAAAGACCGTCAGACTATGCTTGATTATGCCGGTGTCACTAAAGACTGGGATAGCTTGTCGCAGGAAGAAAAAACAGCAGCACATGAACGCTGGGCAGAGGCCGCAGAAACTTATATGCTTGAAGGCAAGGCACCTTCAAAAGAGTTGCAGCCGGTATTTAACAGGTTCAAAAAATGGCTGCTTGCTGTTTATAACGCCGTTTTTTCGGATAAGCGCAGTAAAAATGCTGTTCCAATCAACGATGAAGTAAGGCAGGTTTTTGACAGGATGCTGGCCAGTGAAGAGCAAATATCAGAAATGGAGCGTATTGACGGTTATTTTTCTGCTTTGCCAGATGTTGTGTTAGATGCACTTTCAGAACCACGTAAGCAAATGCTGCGTAATTTTGCTGCTAAAGCTCACGATAAGGCAGTACAGTTATTAACAAAAGAAAGCCTTGTTAATTTCAATCAGGAGCGTAAAGACCGAATTCAAAAATATCGTGAAGATGTAGAGCCGCAGGTCAAAGAAGCGATTGCAAAACAGCCGTTATATATGGCTTCGGAGCAGATACTTGATATTACATCTGATTTAAAAACAGCGAAGGGCGTAGCTAACAGATATTTAGAAGGTAATTTTGATGAAAGTAAAATGGCAACTTTTGATATGATAGCTGAAGCTAATGGTTTTACTTCCGGTGACGAGCTGGCTAAAACGATTATGTCAGAACCATCTTTTAATGGTGCGGTTAACAGACATATTGATGAAATGGTGCAGGACGCTTTCCCTGATATTTACAAAGAGAGAGGGCTTGCTGAAGAAGCTGCGCGTGATGCTATGTATAATGACGAGAGCGGTCTTTTGATAAATACAGAAGCACAGCTTATTGAGGATAAAGCACAAGGCTTGTTAAAGGGTCAGCGTGATGCTGAAACTCTTAGAAAACTTGCTGTTGCACGCAGGCAAACAGCTAAAATTCAGGCACAGATGGACCTACAGAACAGAGTGAAATTAAAGGAGGCTTTGAATACCCAAAAGTATATTACTGCCGAACGAAACGCTGCGGCTAAAGCTGCTGTAGCATTGGGAAATGATGATTATTCTGCTGCGGTCCGATATAAAAACGTCCAGGCGTTTAATCATGCTTGTGTAGTTGAAAGCGTAAGACTACGTAATCAGTATGTTAAGTGGCAGAATTATTTCAGGAAACAGGCTAAAGCTAAAAGGGAAACGTGGGGTAATGAAAGAAACTTTATTCAAGCAGCAGCAATTATGGAAAGGTTCGGTTATAAGCGTAAAGATTATTCTGATTTTGAAAAGACAGAAACTTTATCAGACTATCTGAATGATATGGATGATCTTTATGACAATGTTGCAGTTGCCGATTGGATAATGTATGAGGATGTTAGAATTACAAATCCTCGTGAACGTATGACGGCAAGTCAGCTTGAAGATGTAGTAAATGCGCTTAAAAATATCAAGGCGATCGCTAAACAGGAAATGAGTATCAACGCTTTACAGAAAGGTGTTACCTATGCTGAATTTAAAGCTGAAGCACAGGAAACACTTAATAAGCTGAAAACTATATGGAAACCGCAGGTTGGCGTTACACAGCAGCCTACAGTAATGGAGAAGCTAAAAGCGTCTTTACGCAGTACTGACAATCTTTTTGAAATGATGGACGACTGGCAGTATGGATTTTTCAGCAAACATTTTGGCGCAGCTATTCGAGAAGCAGCCGATAATGAAACAAGAAAAATTTTAGAATATGAAGAAAAAACAGCGCAGGTTTACAGGGAGTGGCTACCGGATAAAGCTGCAGAAAAGGCGGCCGATTATCAGGAAAAATATGACGAGCTAGGTACTTCTGTAGATAAGCACGTTTTAGTAAAAATGCTTATGAATTTAGGCAACGAGAGCAGTGCTAGAGTATTGTGCAGCACTAGACCGGTAGGCTTTGAAAGTTCTGCCTTGTGGGTAGATGGCGATATCGTACAGACTAAAATCAATTTGCTTGACTTCTTAGGGCGTAATCTTACTGAAGCGGATATAAAATATGCACAGGCTAAGATAGGCATTGCAGAGATGTACTGGTCTGAAATGGAAGCTCTTGAAACTCGTTGGACAGGTTTTAGTCCTAAGAAAGTAGAAGCGTCGCCTGTAGAGCTGACGTTATCAGACGGCAAGACTGTCGTTATGCGTGGCGGTTATTTCCCGCTGATGCGTGACGGTGATACTGGTTCTAAACACGCTGGGCAAGAAGTTATTTCTGATACTGATCCCAGACAAGGCCGCAATATTAGAACAATGAGCACCAGACGAGGCCATTTAAAAGAACGTGTTAAGGCTAAATATCCTGTTAATCTAAAACGTGGAGCAGAGTTTAATGTTGCTATGGATGCGATACATGATCTGTGCTTCCGTGAGGTTATGGGGGATTTCCGTAAAATTATGAACGATCAGGAAATGTATACTCTGATTAAAGAAAAATTAGGTTTGGCCGATTTCTCTGCCTTTAAAGAATATCTTGAACGTGCGGCAAACCCTCAAGGTACTAACAGCGGTTCTGTTGGTGAAAGCTGGATGGGCAGTGTTGCTAACTGGCTTAGGGCTCGTACTGTAAACGCTGCTATTATGCTTAACCTTAAAACTGCCGTTCAGAACTTGGGTAATCCTTTGCTGTATGGTAATGCTGTAGATGGTTTTGGATATAGTGATGTCGTTGCCGCTGTGAGCAATTGCAGTATGAATATGCAGCTTGCAGAGGGATATAAATCGGCTAAGGAATTTGTTTACAGCAAATCCCCTTGGATGAAAGAAAGGTCTGTGCTTCCGGATATTTCCCTGCGGGATATGAAAGAAATGGAAAGCTTGAATCCTATAGAAAAGAAAGCTGTTGAATTTGGCACAAGATTGCTGGTCGCTACTGATAATATTTCTGCTATTCCGGTATGGATGCAGGCGTATGGCAAAAAAATAAGGGCTGGTGCAGGCGAAACAGAAGCTGTGGACTTTGCCAATACGGTTATTAGACGTACACTTGGCAGCAGCAGAGTTACGGAGGTTGCACCGCTTTTGCGTGGCGGGCCTATGCTTAAACTGTTTACTACCTTCCAAGGCTTCTTCAATACACAATATAATCAGTGGGCCAGAGAGTATAACATCTTCTTAAAAGAAAAAGACATAATGCGTCTTACTTCGTTTGTGGGAGCTAAGTTTGTAATGTTTGCTTTTATAAACTTGATGTTGTCGGCCGAAGATCCATTTGAAGAAGATAAGGATGAATATCAAAAGATATCAAAAGAACTGCTTACTTACCCTATGAGTTTAGCCGGACCGGTTGGGCAGGTTGGTAATGCTATTTGGAGTAGAGCTTTAGGCATGCAGACTTACGGGTATAGAATGACCGCAGTACAAGGCACGATAGAGCAGATGGAGCGTGCTGCCGGTAAAGTGCAAAAGGTTTACCAGGGCAAAGCAGATTATGACGAATTGGTTGAGCCTACTGCAACATTTGTTGGAACAGCATTAGGCGTGCCTGCACAATTAAACAAATTATTCTTTAACGGATATGATATCTTGTTCAATGGTATGGATCCGGAAGTTGGCGACATCTTTAGACGTCGGCCGAAGAAAGAACGGTAAAATAAAAATACCCCCTCAAATTTGAGGGGGTTATATTTTCGCTTCTTTGTCATTAGAAGCTTCAAAATATTTAAAATCATCATCTAAAAAGGCTTTGTGTAATTTTCTATCCCAAGATTCAACTAATAGGTCAAATGGCGAACTACCCAAGTTTTTGGTTATTACTGGTGGTCTTGAGATGAACATAATTGAAAAATGAGTATTATTTATATCCAAAGAAAAAGTTTTAAGGAATTGGTTTGAGGTATTTTGACCTTTTCCATATATTTTGCTGATTTCTTTTTTTATTTTTTCAAATTTTTCTAATCCATCTTTTTCTTCTTTTACATCCAATCTGGCTGTTATCTTATACAATTTATTATCAAAAAAAGAGAGCTCTAATAAAGGCGCATCGTATATCAACGGTATATTATAATAAGAATTTGCATTTGTTTGAAACAAATAACTTTTATGTTTTGGAGATTTTATAAGTCTGTTGGGATATTCATCATAATATATTAGGGTGGGTAAAGTTTTAATTTTTTCTAATGAATCACCAAAATTTAAGCTTTCAAACTTTGATGTGCTATATGGATCAACAACAAGGGTCGAGGAAGTGTGTATATTACTTTGATGTATAGTATTATTTTGTTTTTTTTCAGAGGTGCATCCAAAGATAAATATGGATAAAAATATTATAAATAAAGCAAGAACTCTTTGCATGATGTTCCTTCTTCCTCATAGTAGAAATCATTCATGATTTTTCCTCAATTCTTTATTTGTATATAATTTTTGTCGGTTCTT